GTATCTAAACCTACAATTTCTTCAATTTGCTCATTCGTTTGAAGTTTCTTTCTAGTAAACTTTTGAGCCGGAACCCTATACGCAAGTTCGCTTTTTGGTCTATCCATTCCATCTTGTATTGGTTTAAAGAAAAACGGATAATTAACAGATATTGGTACAACCTTATCTGTAAACATCTTTTTAGAGTCCCAACCAGTTTTTGATAGTATACCAAATCTTGCATCACTCGAGATAGTAGCAGCATTAACTGTTTCCGCACTTGCCATAAACGAGAAACCAGATCGTCTATTTTTAAGGTAACATATTCCATAAGCACGTTTATCTGCTTTACAAGCTTCCCAAAATAAATAGAATAATCTATTTGATTCTCTAAATTCAGGAGCACCCACATCAATTTTTGACCACTGAAGATACATATAGTGAGTACCGGTAATGTAAGTAGGCTTACCATTATTATTAAACCAAAAACCATTCTCCCTACGATTAAACTCTTCATTGATATAATCAAACCATTTATCTTTATGTTCATTTGGGTAATCTCTCCAATCAAAAATGGTTTTAATGTTTTTTAATGCTTTTGGATATTCAAACTGTTCCCAATGTTGTTCTTTTTTCTTTTTGGATCTACTATAAACTTTAGTAGCAGGTGGTAAAGCTATTTTAAAATTCTGAATTTCATATATTTCACCTATTTGCCCTGTCTTACTTACAACTACAATATCATGTTCTTTATTGTAACCATATTTCCATTTCTTTGCTTTATTAAGCCTTTTTAACGTATTGATTCTTATAGGCTCAACAATTTTATATAAAGTTTGTTTATACATTATTTAGATCTTCTTTCTGCAAACCCTCCAAAAGATGTATCTTTATTTTCTAAGGGTTTATTATTTAATATAGCTTCTTCTTCTTGAATTCTAGTTAATATTTCAAAAGCATCAAATATTGCTAATTTCTTTGTTGCAGCCGCGTTTTTTAATCTATCTGCAGAAATATCCTCGTCACTATCAACGATTTCTTCTTTAGCTACTTTTATTAACTCGTCCACTGCTTTGTAACCAGCTTGGATTATATTCTTCTTCTTTTCCTTGATATTCATATTTAATTGAAATGTCTTTTGTAAAAACCCTGTATAATCTTTCACCATCAATAACAAACTCGTATTCACTATATGGTGTAAATCCAACTAGATCGTTAATATTAATATCTTCTAAACTATTATCTTTGTATTTTATAACACCCATTAAAGGTTGTTCCTTATCTATACTTAGTTTATCATATGATTTAATTGGTTTTATAAAACAAAAACCATCGACAGCTTCCCATTGACCTTGTTTTTCTATCAATACTTCACCGCCACAGGTTTTTGATTTTTCTAATGTGTTTCTTTTATAAGCATATATCTGGTCTTTTGGAACAGCATATGTTGTTTCGTTGATATAACTTTTACTATTCTTTTCTTCACCCCTTATATTATGCCATCTTCTAAATACATTATGGTGAACTATAACAGTGTCACCAGCTTTTATACTAGTCCCAATTAATTTTGGGGTAGCTAAAACCCTCGCAGTTCTATTAACATGTTGATGATTGAAGATTTCAGTATTAACTATTAATTCCTTATCTCCAATTTTTTCAACATTATTATACCTATCTCCTATTGGTTCAATTATAAAATCATAAAGACTACGCATTAGTATTCAAGATTGTATTCTACTGATACAGCCATGTTTTTATTAAAATCTTTCCAAGGTAATACATCTTTACCCTTTTTAATATACACGCTATATTTCGAATCCTCTTCTATTATATCACAAATTGTATGCCCGCCGTAAACCTCTTGGCCAACGGCGTAATGCATAGCTTCATTTTTATAATCTTTACCAATACTAATTTTTCGTATCAGCTTGCTCATCTTCAGGTATTTCCTGTATTGTACCGTCTTGAATGTTAATACTCACCTTACCATACTCTTCTTCCATTGTATCTTGGAATTCCTTCAGTTTTACTTGAAGTTGTGGTATTGCGTTAACAAGCGTGTGTTTTTGAGATTCTAATTGACCCAATTGCAACTGAGCATTGTTAATTGTATTTACATGTCCTTGCAGTTCTTTTAATTGCTCGTCCGTGATTTTTTCTACTTTTTTATTCATAATTAATTAAATTTTAGTTAAAATTGTTCTTTATTACTATTACACAAATAATAGTATTCTTAATAACCTATTGTCATAGTCTACTAAGCGTCTGCCATGCTTTTATAAGTATCAACAGTTTTAGCTGCAACATAAGCCTGTTTTACAGGATTTTTTGCACTATCTTTAAGATCCATATCAAAACTTCCGCTTACTGAGCAGATTTGATTGTTAGGATTTGCATCTCTAGCTGCTTTATCTTTATAAACATTTGCGTGCCAATTTCCAACTGTAGTTTGTACCCATCTAGTAGATTGTACTTCAGGGGTTTTTACTGTACCATCAGAATTGTACACAGCCGCAGTTTTTACGTAATTCTCAGAATTGCTATTACAACTCCAATTTACACTTGATATTTTTACATATGCATCACTTACAGTGATACCTTTGTAATCATAACTTCCTTTTAATGCCATGTTTTTAAATTTAAAATGTTAAACAAAATTTTAAGCATCTACCATATCTTTAAAAACATTTTTAGTTTTTAAATGAGTATATGCTTGTTGTACTGCATTTTTAGCATCAGTTTTTGTGTCCATATCGAAACTAGTAAATAACTCCTCTACTTTCGTTCCTGGTAATGCCTCTCTTGCAGCTTTATCTTTATATATTGAGTATGTGTAAGATGTTTTTGTCTTATCAACCCATTTCTTAGTAAACTCAGCTGGTTCTACTATTCTAGCCCCACCTGGTCTATCAAAAACAGCAGCTTTGGTTTCTACCATTTCCATAGCACCTTCGCTTATCCAATGTATATCATTTACTCTAACATACGCTTCAGTTAAACTAATGCCAGCATAATTATACGCTCCTTTTAACGCCATAATTTTTTATTTTAATATTAAACAATTTCTTTTTTATAATCACACTTTTATTGCGTGTTTTACTTTAGCTCTAGTGGTATTAGTGGTAATAATAACCTACCGTTAGTATTTAAGTGTGATAAATAATTAGTTTTTAAAGTATTTTTAATTGTATCTGTTATCTCATCTTCATCCCACCAAAGATCCATAAGAATTAAATCATATTTTTTTGTAGGTGTATAAGTTAAAGCATCATGCTCTATAACATTAATACTATCATCTAAAAGTTTTTCTGAATTAACCCATGTGATCAATTCATTATTATTATCAACAACATCTATAACACTACAATTATCTTTTTCTTTTAAATGTCTAGCTATCAAACCTAACCCTAAACCACCAACTAGTACTTTATCATAAGATAATCCTTCATATATTTTTTTGTATGCTTCACAATTATCACACTTACCAAGAAATGCCTCTGCATAAACATCATCGTTTATAATTGATTTTTTTTCAGTAAATGATAACACCGAAATATTATCAACCTTTTTTAATGTAAAGCTTGATCCCGTATGTTCTTTTAATTTATTTTCTTCTATTTTCATATCTTAACAACTTGCAAAACTACTTACCACACCACTGCCATCTACGTAAAATCTATGTGTTGATTGCGTACTATTAGCATTAACATGCCATCCATATTTACCGGATGCCAATACAGACGTTCTTGCTGAATCAGTATAAACAGTTGAGCCATTAGTTATAGCGTTAACAGTATATATAGCTGCCGTTGTATTAGAAGCACACAAAACATTATATTTAAACCCTGAGTTAGTTCTATATGATGTAGTTGAAGATACAGCATCGTGATCATAACTATAAAATTCACTCATTCTATATGGTGTATCACCATTTGGGGCATTTGAACCAGCGGTGTTTGTTGCTTCAAACACATGCGTTTGTGAGTGAGCCTGCCCACCAACAGTTAATTCATGTAAGTTTATACCCGAACCACTAGTTCCAGATGGTGGCCAACTACTGCCACTATTGTAATCATCATATACTTTTTCTTTTGCTAACTTTAATAAACTTAACGTTCCGCTCCCTGGTACTGCCATAATTATTTACAATCACAATTTT